ACCCGAAACAAATATGTCACAAGTTAAAAAATGGACCCTGACTATCAACAATCCTGGATTAGAAGATCACTTAACTCTGTGGGCAAAAGATGTTAAAAATTATGGATTTCAATATGAAAAAGTCAACACATATCACTTGCAAGGGTGGATACTTTTTAATGACAGAAAAAGGCTTTCGCAGGTAATCTATATCCTTTTAGTCTTTTTTTTCCTCTTTCTTTAAATTCGTCGCTTAGAATGGCATTTTTCCTTAGGTCAAAAAAATGCATCCTGCAGCTCATTGGGAAGTAATGAAAGGATCAATTAAACAAAACGAAGATTACTGCTCAAAATCTGAATCTTCAGTGTCTGTTTATTACACCAACTGCAATTCGTCAAAAATTAGTGCTAGTGAAAAATTAAAAAATGATATTGAAAACGATGATTCTTTAAAAGACATTTTTTCAAATAACTTTGTTTTATCTTGTCGTTACCATAACTTCATTACCAAATATCAGCAAATTTTACAAAAACCTAGAGATCATGAAACAATTGGAGTAACCATTACTGGTCCCACTGGTACGGGAAAAACAGGCCAAATACGATATAATTATGATATTAATGATTTGTACTTCAAACCACACGGTCCTTGGTGGGACGGTTATACAAATCAACCAGTGGTAGTTTTTGACGAATTTTACTCATGGTACCCTTACGGAGAGTTGCTACGCGTTTTGGATAGGTATCCTTTAAAAGTACCCATAAAAGGAGGTTTCGTGGAATTCAATTCTGAAATTGTATATTTCACCTCCAACCAAAACTGGACCAGTTGGTTTCCTAATATAGAATGTAAAGATGCATTAGAACGCAGATTGAAGATTCAGATCAATTTGAACAATTTGGATAAAGACGAATGTTGGCATGGACCAGGCGTAAGTACTTCTCTTTCAAGGTCAAAGTGAGCGTTTGTTCCGTGCGTGTGATTAGAGTATAGCCGCCATCTTGTTTTCCCCCTTCGGTTCTTCTTTTCTCCCTCAGGTTCTTCACTACGCTCCGCCTACTGCAGCGCCACCCGATAAGCCAGTAGCAGTAGTTCAACCAATCAGAGCCATTTCGTCTCCTGTTCCCGGACCGAGCAGTCGCTTCGTAAACAGCTCCCTCACCACGGACGAAGAATTGTCGGATTCGCCACCGCCTAGCAACAACTTCGTACGACGGCTCCGCTTCCATGGCTCTCCTCCGCCGACGCAAATACAACCGACGCATCCGGACATCTTGGAATACTGGAGCCAAGACTCGCAGGACTTATTCAACCAATTATAAATATCGCCCTAGACGACGCAGGACTTATCGCTATACTAAAAGTAAGCCTTTTACTTACGGCAAGCGCTATCGTAAAAGACGCATTATTAACTCTCTATCGCTACCTGCTAAAAAAGTTATTACGAAAACAAAACACATCCATGACATCTGTTTACTCGTCGACCGAAATGGTTCAGCTGCGTCGTCAATCGATTTAAAGGCTATCAAATGGTGGTTCCCTTCAGATGACGGAAACAAGAAACGACAAAAAGCAATTTGGGACAAATACGAAAGCCATCGTATTAAAAGCTGGACCATTTACATAAAATACAAAGGTTGCTCAGCGACTTCAATAGTCAAAACAGCTGGAGCAACAAATGACCAAATGATACCAGTCAGCGTACCGAATTTCGGAAACGAAAATATCGACATAGGAGTATGGAACAGGGACGAAATAGATGAAGTACCTGCAAGCGGCGAAGCGTACCTGGACGCCTACAAATACGTTTTAAACAACCGTAAAAAAACTTTAAAATTTCATCGCACTTTCCCAGGAATGAAATGGTTTGGCCAAGGATACGACACCATTTCAAAAAGTGAAAATAGCTTCAATTTCTACGGAACTGGACCTGCTGCGTACACTGGATCAATTGCTCCAATATGGTGGAAAGAAGGAAAACAAGAATTCAAACTCACTGAGCCAACATTTCGATTCCAAATTGATACTCCAAACGAACCGGATATTAAACAAAAAGTACTCTTATCTAAAAACTATTCAGAAGACTGTAAAATTACTACCATATGGAAAGCTAACATCAAACTGTACGCCTACGCTACTTGGGAGCACGGCGGTCCTCGTTATTCTGTTTCTTAATAAATTTTTTAATATTTATTCATGACTCTGTTTTAATCTTTTACAGGTTCCATAGCCCGTGGGAGAGGAGTGGTGGGGGGCTGAAAAAACGTATCCTTTACATTAAAAGTGCGGATTGGTTTTTTATGTTGTTTCTTTTCAGGGACTTTGTTTCGGGGTAATACTG